AGATGTTCCGGCGCGGTCCCGGGCCGAGGAAGACGCTCTGGGGCGGAGCCGGGGATACCTTATGCCATGTTCGGCCGAAGAGGTCATTAACTGGAGCTACGACGATCGTGGAGAGCTGGAATGGGTAGTCACCAGGACAACCATGTTGAAGCAGGACGGCGTGAAGTCGCTCGGGTGGAAGAAAGAGACGCGGTGGACCTATTACGACCGGGAGAACTACGAGACTTACGAGCAGGGGAAGCAGATCGAATTAATGGAGCGCGGGCGGCACGGATTTGCGGGGATCGCCAAGGTGCCGGTGTTCGAATTGCGCGTAAGCGACGGGCTATGGCTGACGAATAAGGCGGCCACGCTGCAGCTGGAGCACTTCAACAAATCGAATGCACTGGCGTGGGCGATCACGATGGGGCTGTTCGCGATGCCGGTGATCTATTCCGGGAAGACGTGGGATCAGGTGGTGGGCGAGAGTTACTACATCCAGATGGACCCGGGCGATCACTTTGGATGGGCGGAGCCGGAAGGCAAAGTTTACCAGATCGCGTCGGACAATCTGAACCGACTCAAGGACGAGATTTACCGGGTGTCGTATCTGATGCAACAGGCGGGCGAAGGCGGCGGGACGATGCAATCGGGCCTGAGCAAGCAGTGGGATTTCGCAGTTACTCAGGAAATTCTGAGCGCGTACGGAGATGTGGTGAAGGACGCGATGCGGAATGTGATGAACGCCGTGGCGGCAGCGCGGCAGGACGACCTTACCGTGGACGTAACCGGGGTGGATTCATTCGACATCACGGACTTCAGCACGGAGGCAGCAGATGCCGCGAGTTTGCTGCAACTGGGAATTGAGTCGCCGACCCTGAAGAAGCAGGTGTTCAAACGGGTGGCTCTGAAGTACTTGTGCGATGCGCGCCAGGAAATCAAGGATCGTATCGCGGAAGAGATCGACTCGAAGTAGAGGAGGCGAGATAAGGACAAACATGGACGAATCTGTGGACGTGCAGACGATCGTACAACAAGCGATCAACGAATACATGCGGCAGGACTCCGCGAGGCGGGAGCCTGCGTACAAGACGGAACTGCAGGAAGAACGCAGGCGTCGCGAGCAGCTGGAAAAGCGGCTGAACGAGATGGGGGAAGAGAACAAGCGGGCACGCGCGGTTGCCGAGGAGGCACAGCGGGCGAGCGCGATCCGCAGCGAGCTGCAAAGGCTGGGCGTGGTGAAAGTCGATCTGGCTTATAAGGCCGTACAGGACGGAATCGTCCGCACCGAGGATGGCCGCGTGGTGGCGCGAGGCGAAAACGGAGAGCACGGAGACAAGTCTCTGGGCGAGTTCCTGACGGGCTTCGTGCAGGAGAATCCCGAGTTTCTGCCGGCGCGTATTGCCGGGGGGACGGGGATGACGGGCACCCAGAAGGCTGCGCCGACGAGTTCCGGATCGATCGATCTGGACAAGATCGGGCCGTCGATGAGTAAAGAAGATCTGGAGCGGGCGCGGCAGGAGATATTGCGGGTCGCGTCGCAGTCGCTGCGGTAAGGGATTCCGGGGGGTCGGGCGTTCTCACCTGGTGACGCGATGCGTCACCGGGCAGGCGATTGAGAAGCGCGGCGTTGCGGATGGACGAAGAACGATAGCGGCCGATGCCGCGGGCGAGGGGAAAAGGGAGGGCTTCGGCTCTCCCTTTTTTCATGGACCCGAAGAGAAGAAAAAGGAGAAAGATGCCTTCAATTACGTCAGCAAATGTAGCAAATGCAATCGTGAAACTGGTGGCGGCGGATGCGCTGCCAGCCCTGGTCGGGAACCTCGTGATGGGGAACCTGGTGAATCGCGATTATGAGCCGGTCCTGGCGCAGGCGGGCGATACGGTCAATGTGCCGATCGCGCCGCAGCTGGTGGCCAATAACATTGCGGAAGGTGGGGCGGTGCAGCCGCAGAATCCCAGCCTTTCGAATGCACAGATCGTGCTGAACTCGCACGTGGAAGCCACCTTCCAGATTCCGGATATCACGAAAGTTCTGGCGGTGCCGGATCTTCTTCGCGTATATATGCAGCCGGCTGTGGTGGCGATCGCGGAGCGCATCGAGAGCGATCTGCTGAACCTGTATGCGGGCTTCACGGCGAATTCGCCGCTGGGCTCGGCAGGCACGCCGATCACGGAAGCGGTGATCGATCAGGCGGAAACCGCGCTGTTCCAGGCGAAGGTTCCGACGAATCGTCCGAAGTACCTGATTGTCGACAGCAACACGTATTCGCAGATGCGCCAGATTCCGCGCTTCAGTGAATTCCAGACCGCCGGCGAGGCCGGTCTGCGGACGATGATCGACGGAACGATCGGGAAGCTGAAAGACTTCTACGTGTTCCGTTCGCAGTACGTGCCGGCGACGGGCAGTTCGCCGCTGAACACGCATAACCTGGCATTCGAAAAGGATGCGATCGGTCTGGTGGTCCGGCGTCTGCCGCAACCGCTGCCGGGAACGGGTGCGATTGCGGAGTACGCGGAACTGGGCAACTTCGGCATGCGAGTGACGATGAGCTATCAGCCAAATACTCTGTCGCAGCAGTTCACGGTGGACGTGCTGTACGGTTGCGCGGTACTGCGCAACAACCACGCGGTGCAGATCAACAGCTAGCCGGCGCTTCTCACGAGTATTCACGGTTTGGCGGATGGTGCGTGTATTGGGCGCCTGTGTCTGGGTACGGGTCGAGGATGAGTCTCGACACGGCAGGCACGAGTGCCCGCGCCACGTCACTTCGGAGGTGTGAGAGATGTGGGCGAGTCCTTTGTCCCGGATACGGGATGGAGGTGTCTTTTTGGGGCAGGCGGTGGGGGCAGGCGGTGGGGGCAGGCGGCGACGCCTGCCCCATTTTTATTTGAGATAGGGAGAAAACGATGGACTTGCGGTCTTACTACAAAAAAGTTCGTGATGCGGAAGCAACCCTCAAAGGGCGCGACTGCGTGCTGGTGAGTCTGGAGACCACCGAGGGCGGGAAAGCGGGCATCCGCACGGAAGCGCCTCGCAACGTAGCCGCGCGGTTGATCGCTGAACAGCGGGCGCGGGTTGCGACCGAACAGGAAGCCCGGGAGTTTCGCGAAGGTTTGCGGGCGGCGCGTGAACAACATGAGCAGCAGGAAGCGGCTCGCCGAGTTCAGGTGGTCGTGATGCCGGCCACGGATTCCAGGAGTTCGACGAAGGACAGGAGTTAAGGCTATGGCACTGTTCACGGATGGGCCCGCGTGCACGATCGACGATCTGATCGCGGAAGATTCGGCGTTGTTGACGACCGCGGAAACGGTGGGGATCAATGTGACGGCGAAGCTTCGGCTGGCGATGGGCGAAGTGCAGTCGGAACTGGAAACGTGGATGCTGAAGCCGCAGCAGGCGGCGCCGATGTCGGCACCAGGAGTGGCGTGGCTGCAATCGCCGGGGATCGCGCAGGTGGTGGTAACGCCCGAGTTGGCGCGGTGGGAAAAGATGCAGGCGCTCTCGATGGTGTACCGGGACGCGTATTTCAGCCAACTGGTGGACCGCTATCAGGGCAAGTGGGACGAATACGCGAAGCTGACGCGGTATGCGCGGGACCAGTTTGTGGCAAACGGGATCGGATTGGTGAATAGTCCTGTGCCGCGCGCGACGCTGCCTGTGCTGGGGACGGAGACCGTTTTGTCGGTGCAGCCGGGTGGCAATTTCTATGCGTGCATTGCGTGGGTGAATGGCGCGGGGCAGGAAGGCGCGGCATCCGATGCGGCGTCGATTGTAGTGCCGGCGGGAAGCGTAATGACGTTGATGGCGAGTGGCGCGCCGACGAATGCGGCGGGCTTCAACGTTTATGTGGGAACGGCGCCAGGTGCGTTGACCCTGCAGAATTCAACGGCACTGCCGGTGGGTGTTTCGTTTACCTGGATACCGGGGCTTTTTACGAGCGAGCAGGCACCGGGGACGGGGCAGAAGCCGGACTATGTGAAGCCGTTGCCGCGGACGATGTTGCGGGGGTAAGCGTGCGTTTGGACCCGGGCCTGGGTGGAACGCGTCGGAGAACGCGGCTATCGCCGCGTGTCCCCGGCATGCGTCTGTGTTGTGGGGCAGGTGGAGGAATTCGACGCGGCAGAGACAAGTGTCGCGG